AATTTATGTCGGATAGGGGAATGTTTTTGTGAAGTATGAATTACATAATGAACCATTTCCATATCTAATTGTTGATGATTATTATGATCCTCTTGTAGAAAAGGAAGTATTTCGTGAGTTATCTCTGATTGAAAAGAGATTACATCATGATGGTAAGGTGGGATATCTGAACAAACATAGGTTATGTGTGTTCATGGGAGAAATGTATGGAGAAGATGAACCTCATCAATCTATTGTTTTTAGAGCAAATCATAATATCATTCCCATGATATTTGAAAGATATCGAGGGGTAAAAGAATATAAGGATAATTGGTTTTTTTATGGACTTAGATGTGATAAATTAGCCACCTTATTTTCATATTATGAGAACAATACATATTATGAATCTCATGCAGATGCATCGTTTTTTACAGGTTTGACCTGGATGTATCATCGACCCAGAAAATTTGAAGGTGGTGACTTGATATTTACTGATTATGATGTTACCATCGAATGTGTTCACAATCGAACTATCTTCTTTCCAGGTATTGTCAATCATTCTGTCACCGAAGTGTTGATGAAACCTGAAGATGAGGGTAAAGGTTTGGGACGATGGTGTATTTCCAACTTTGGTAGTTTTAAAGATTAAACAGGGTATTATGATTAACACAGAGACAAAGAAACGTACACCCAAACTGAGTGATTCTTTTGGTGGTACAGTCGAAAAGAATATTCCCGATGATGTAGTCTGGATTGATGATGTATTTTACATCAAGAAGACACGATTTGGATTGTTCACTAGTATTCTCAAAGAACCATTGGGCCAACACTTTATCACTGGTGCAACTGAAGAGGGTGTGATTAAAACAACTCGATGGCATCTGAAGTGTCTACAAGATGGAACACTTGAGGACTATACCCGTGTGGTGAATAGTGGTGTCGTTGGAGGTAAACTATGAGTAAAAAATCAAAGAAGAACTCAAAGGGTGACACCTTTGAATGGGAGGAAACTCCTGAAATGCGTGAAGCGATTGAACGACTTCACCAAACCATGAGAGAAAACAAAAAGAAAAGAGAAAGTAAAGATTCTTGACAATGTAATCTCAACGTGATACAATTGATTCATCAGATTAACTACTATGAAACTCCTTACTCTTGAAGACTACGAAAAGGCAGGTGAAACTTTCTGGCCTAAGTACCATTACGTCGCCAAAGAACTTGGTGATGGTGCCAAACCAGAAGATATTCTGAAGGTTATGGAAGCTGTTGGTGGTGTTGCACTAAAATTGGCACTAGAGGAAAAACTCACTGGACCTTTTGGTTTTAATAAAAAGAAAGAAGAGGAGGAGGAAGCAGTGGCATGAACCCATCTGAAATAGAATTGACCAAGGTTTCAAAGAACTTTGAATATGAAAAGATCTCTAGAGAAATTGACTCAGTAGATGATGTCAAACTTCTCAGAGATACGGCAAAGTGTTATCTTAAACTCTATCTCAAACAACAGGAAACCATTACTGCCATCGGGTTGATGGATGTTGAACCCAGGAAAAAGGGTGAGATTCGTGTTGGTGACATGGTCAAGTTCAAAGGTGGAACAAAAGAACAACGTAACTGGGGTGGAGCTGATCCAGCATATCACCTGATTGTTGATTGTAAATATACAGTGACAAGTGTTGACGTTCGTTCTCAACACACTAGAATTGAAGTGAAAGGCATCCAAGGTGCTTTCAATTCTGTACTATTTGAGGTAGTCAATGATTAGTACCAACATCACAGAGGCAACTAATGATGATTGGATTGATTTCTGGGAGTCAGAAGACTTGAAAGAAATTTGGAAAGATATGGAAAATATCGAACCACTTACACCCCCACCCCCTAGAACTATTAAAGAAGAATAATGGCATTATCTGACAGTGTAAATGAAAGTCTAACAGAGGCATCACAAAATCTACGGAATGCACTAGCATTTGCATCCCGTGGTGAGAAGAGTTATGTTTGTAAGGAAATTGCAGAGATGATTCACAAGATCGAAGGTATCAGGGAAGCCGATAAGGTTCTTGATATGTTGGACAAACGAAAAGAGGGTGACAGTGGTATTTTTGGGTCATTTTTTGACTGATGTAAATAAATATTACTACACTCTGAAGACAACATAAAGGTTTCAGTATTTTTTCAGATTTTATACTAAAATATCTGTGTCTCAACACATATGCCCATGACACTCTCCAACAACAAGGAAAAACTTACCCAACAACAACTGGATAGTATTGAAATTGCTGTTGAACAGGCAGGTATTAGGGCAGTTCACCCCGAAAAAATGGAAGCATTTGCGGCTGAACTGGTAGAAAGACTGAAAAATGACGCTGAACAAAATAAATAAGTTTATCGTGTTACAAAAACCTATGGAAAAATCCATCGAGGATCATATCCAGAAGGATAAAAATATCCTGGACGATCCTACCATCAGTCCACAACAACGTCGTCACATTGAAGGTGAACTCCACGACCTTGAGGAGTACAAAGAACACAACCCTGATGATCATCATGATCCCTCATATCTTGAGTTGTTCTGTGATCAAAACCCGTCAGAACCTGAGTGTTTGATTTATGACGACTGAATAAGTGTCACAGAGGGTTGTAAACCCTCTTTTTTATGCGGTATTATTGTTAGTAACCTCCAAAGTGTCCCTGTAGTGACACCACACGAATGATTATGGCAAACACACATTTGGAACATCCTGAAGATCTCATCCTCACTGGTGACTTGAGTGTCATTGATGCACTCTACAGTGAGTCTCACATCTCTGTGAAGATTGATGGTGCTCCTGCTATTGTGTGGGGTACACATCCTGAGAATGGTAAGTTCTTCGTTTGTACTAAGTCAGCATTCAACAAGAAAAAGATCAAGGTTTGTTATACCAAACGTGATGTCATCCAACACTTCGGTCATCAGGAGAATGTTGCTCTCATTCTTATCAACTGTCTGAACTATCTCCCTCGTACTGAAGGTGTCTTCCAGGGTGATTTCATTGGGTTTGGTGGTTCTGATGGATACAAGCCTAATACTATTACCTATGAGTTCCGTAATGTAGTTGAAGAAAACATCATCATTGCTCCACATACATATTACACTGGTGATTGTCCTCTCTATGAGATGGAAGCTCACCCGTTGATGGATGATCTGTGTGGGACTGATCAATGTAAGTTCGTTCAACCTTTTGTTGACCGTATTCACAAGAACATCTCTGCACCACAGATTGATCCTGAATACTATGAGTTTCTGTCTGTCAAAGAAGCAACTGTTGCCAAACAACAGATCAATCAACTGATCCGTTCTGGTAAACAACTTCATGAGTGTGACCTGATTGACATCCTTGGTTCACTCAAACTCGCCAATCTCTACATGATGGTGATTGAGATGAAACATGAGATCATGGAGGATCTGATTGTTTACTCCTGTCCTGTTTCTTTCATCGGTGAACAGAAAGTCAACCAAGAAGGGTTTGTTATGTCTTCAGATTATGGTATGATCAAACTTGTAGACAGGGAACAATTCTCTTTCGCTAACTTTACCCAAGGTAAATTCCAATGAGTGACGAACAACTTCAAGAGATGGAACCTGTAGAACTTGAACGGTTCTTGGCAGAATGTGCTGACAAGGCAGAAGAACTTGGTGTTACATTTGACTACTACATGTCGGAGTTTGCATGAAAAAACTAGACCGTGACCCAGAAGAGATCTTAAGTATTGCTCTTGCTCAAGTAGAGAATCTAACTCTCTTACTTGAGAACAATGAGTACAAAACTTTTCTCTACAACCACCTCATCCCTGTCAAATATGAGTTACAAAGACAACTTCATAACTTGACGAATACGTCCCCTTATCCTAAACTTGAAGAGTAATCAACCAAAATCAATGAAGACCCTGTTTATTGTTGACCACTATGTTCCCTTTCCACAGTCAGAATATGGTGGTGTGTGGAATGTTCTCGCAGATACTGATGAAGAATGTTTTGACCTGATTACTGGTGAAGATAGTGACACATATCCTGAGTTTTACAGTGTTTTGAGGGAAAACATTAGTAAAGCATATAAATACTCCGTTACATCCGAGGTAGAATCAGGAATTGTTACTTCGTTCCTCACTTAAACTCATATGTCAAACTATTCAACAGAGTCTCTTCTGATCGATCTTCAAAGAACGGTTAAACACCTTGAAGATAGTATCAAAGACAAGAACAAAGAGATCGAGAACCTGAAGGGTCTCATCTACAAACTTCAAGAAAACATCGAACACCCTGAGTGATCATTACTTGTGACTGAGCTTCCTTATGATTTCCCCCACCAACCCCCAACTGGATACAAATACGAGACAGTTCCATTTAAAAGTAATGTTACTGCAATCTGGCTTGTATCTCATCGTGGGTTTATTTACAATGATAACAATCCAACTCGTACTATCTGGGGATTCGTCAAACACTCCAAAAAAGGTCACAAGTACCACAGTCCAATCAATTCAAAGAAATTAGGTAAAGAAGTCGATGTGAATACCACTCGACCATATACCTCTATGCCCCTCAATCTAAACCCATTAGAACGTGTCCTATTCTCCTGAAGTTGATGATTATGTCAAGTGGAAAGATCATGAGGGATGGGTGTATTTCAAATGTGAACACTCTATCAGTATTGAACTGAGTGTGAAGGATAAGGTGTGCCATGAACATGGTGCAAAACAACACAAGAAGAATCACATCTTACTTGTGTGTTATAGTTTCCAATGGCATGAACTAGAGTATGTCAAAAACAGGAGAGAAACTAACATCGGAGATTACAAGTCCCAAGAACATCGATACTCAGATGTTCAGTAATTATTGTTAGTTACCTCCAAAGTGTCCTTATAGTGTAATCAACCAAACAACATCATGGCAACCCCCGTAGTACAAGAACTCCTGGATATTAAAGCACAAGTCCGTCGTCAGGACTTTAAGTTCACTTCTGAACAACGTGAACGTTATGAGTACCTGACTCTTCTCCGTAAAGAACAGATCAAGTTGTGGAAAGAAGAAGGTAAAGTTTGGGTTGGTCCCTCTAACGTTGGTAAGAAAGAAGAAGAAGAAAAAGAAACCATTGACGGTTGATAAACTGTCCACTCACCCTTGACTTCTGACGGAGTCAGGGGTATTATTATTTTATTGAACACCACATCATGATCACTCTCCGTCCCCATCAACAACGTGGATTGGATGCACTTGATACAAATAACAAAGGTCAGGTTATTGTCCCCACTGGTGGCGGTAAGACACTGATCGCCATCATGGATGCACAACGTGAGGTAGATAAACAACCCTCTACTATTGTTGTTGTGTGTCCTCGTATTCTTCTGGCTGAACAACTCTGTTCTGAGTTCCGTGAGGTTATCACCAGTTCCTATGTTCATGTGATGCATGTTCACAGTGGTGAAACCAGTCACTTCAGTTCTACCAAACCACAACAGATCCACCAGTTCGTTGACATCGCACGTTCTGCAGGTGAGAGTGTGATTATCTTCACAACTTATCACTCCCTTCAACGTGTTCAGGATGCTGACATTGAAGTGAACACCATCTACTTCGATGAAGCACACAACAGTGTTCAACGTAACTTCTTTGGTCCTACAGAGTTCTTCTCTGATGACGCAGATCGTTGTTACTTCTTCACTGCCACCCGTAAGACTTCGGTGACTGTGAACAAACCAGGTATGAACGATGTAGAGGTCTATGGTGACATTATTTGTCGTGTTTCTGCTCCTGAACTGGTTGATGGTGGTTTCATTGCACCTCCTAAAGTTCATGTTAAGGAGTTCGACATTCACCAAAACTCTAAACTGATCAGTTGTGACGTTGATTGTGAACATCTCATCTCCACCATGGATGATGTTGAGATGAAGAAGATCCTGGTCTGTGTGAAGACCAGTCGTCAACTTATCAACCTGATGTCACACACTGACTTCGCTCAACAGTGTCATGACCGTGGTTATTCTTTCCTCTATATTACATCCAAGACGGGTGCAGTTGTTGATGGTAAGAAAGTCAACCGTGAGGAGTTCTTCAACACCCTGAACACCTGGGGTAAAGATCCTGACAAGAAGTTTGTGGTTCTTCACCGTTCTATCCTCTCTGAGGGTATCTCTGTGAACCGTCTTGATTGTGTCATCTTCCTCCGTAACATGGATGTGATTGAGATGACGCAATCTGTTGGTCGGGTTCTTCGTACCTGTCCTGATAAGACCTTTGGTTTGTGTGTTGTTCCCGTCTATTCTAAGGTGGGTATCTCTACACAACGTGCCCTTCAGAATGTTATTGACACGGTGTTTGAGAAGGGTGAAATGCTTGATTCTGTGGTACGTCGATGAATTACACTAAAGAACAACTTATTGACGCAATCGTCAATGAATGGGAGTATCTCTGTCACGATTGTCCTGAACCTGATGATGCTACACCAGAAGAAAGGAGGGCAGAGTTGGAGACAATGACCATTGAACAATTGGTGGAGGAAACTGATACTGACCCTGAATATTATTCATTGGATCAATACATGGAGATTCATGGATGAAACTAACTCAAACAAAATCTGATATATTAGAACCCAAACCCACAGAACTTGGGTTTCTTATGGGTGACTATGCTGCCATACCTATGGCTGGTAGTGACACCAAACTCATGGTGATTCATGAGGGTAAACAACTCAAGATCTGTCGTAATCGTAAGTCTGCCATATCATTCATCAAGAAACATTCTAAAACTAAATAACACATAGGATAACGAATGAAGATGAAGACCTTTCAACAGTTTCAAGAAGAATCAGGACTGATGGGTAGTTCTGCTGGTTTTCAGAGTGCTCAGTTGGATTCTTTAGAGAAGAAGATTGATAAAATAAAGAACAATCTTCCTGGGTTGAAAGATAGTGAAAAGACCCGTTTAGCAAGAGAAAAAGAGAGAGAAGAAAGGAGAAAAGATAGAAGAGAAAGAGAAGCAGCAATTGCAGCAGAGAGAGAACAACAAAATGAAGTCTATGACCCTGAGGTACAAGGAAGGTCACAGATTCGTAAGACTGGTGAAGGTGGAAGAGTAGGAAGAGA